GCCGCCCGTGACCTTGTAGAAAATCTGGGTCAGCAGTTCTTCTTCCAGTTCCGTTGCATAGCCGAACCAGTGAAGCGTTACTGCGTCCAGCATGATTTCTTCGTCTTCCAGTTCGTATCTGGCTTTTAAGTCCTCATACATACGCATTGCGGTTTCTTTCTCGCCGCCTACTCCACGTTCTGCCAATGCTTTAATTTTCTTTAGCTTTGCAGCTATCTTTTCCCGTTGTATCTGGTCCATGTTCTCTACCTCACATACTGCCACGACTGCGGCGCACGCTTCATTCCCAGTTCTTCCAGCGCCACTGCCTGTGGATATTCCTTGACGGCTGTTATCTCCCAGCCATACACCTTGTTTCTACTGCCCTCCGCATAATTGTGAATGTCATGTGCTGGCACCCGGCTTTTCTTTTCTGCTTCTTCAAAGTTCTTGATTTCCAGAACTTCCGGGCAGACCAGCACCCGGAACGGCGCTTTGCATTGCGGCTTTGACTTCCGCAGTTCCAGAACCTTTTCACCTGCTGCCATTTTCTGCCACCATTTCTGGTGCAGTGATAGGACAACAACTGCCATTTCCTGCAATTCTGGCGTCTGCCATGCTTTCTTTTCGTTCTCCATGCCTTATTCCTCCAAAATCACCCGGATAAATAACAGCTGTTGCAGCTGCCCTATGTCATATTGTCCCAGCTGTTCAACTGGTATCTGTTCCGGCAGTTCCCGTATGTTTGCCCAGTCCCACATCTTTTCTGTGCGCTTGTACGTTTCCATATCCAGCCCAAAGCGTTTCACCCGGCGCAATGGGTTTATTGTCCCGTGTGCAAAGTTTGCCGCATAGCCACGGTATATCACCTGCCCGGCAGCGTTGATGATAACCAGACGGTCACTGGTCGTCATTTTCTCTATCAATTCACCTAACTGCACTTTTTATCCTCCTTTCTGCCCTTTTTGGGCTTCTTTTTCCACATTTTCAAGTAAATATGCCACCCGGTTTGTTCATAAAACACGGGTTCGCATGAAACAATGTCATAATCACTGTAAATCTTTTTAAATTCTTCCAGCCCGCCGTCTGGTGACTTCGCCAGCTGCTCTACCTTGCGTTTGCTGTACTTGAAATCATTGCACTTTTCCGTTGGATCTGACAGATTGCGGCTATACTTCCAGTGGTTCTGGTCACGCTGCCGCTTTTCCCCTCCGTCCTCTCTGGTTGTTTCCGGGCGGTCAAGGTTCCTGCTGCTTGAATAGCGTTTCTTTCCCTGCGGGTCTTTCACAATATACTTGCAAAGCCCCTCTATGCCGTTCTCATTCATTTGCAGGCGGTCTGCATTAACCCAGCCCAGCTGCTTTATACTGGCTCTATACTCTGGGTCGTCTGTCTTCTTCCAGTTGATACGGTCTTTCGTCCACATCAATTCCACGTCGTCACGGTCTAAACCGCCGTTCATAATGATATGGTGATGTATTCTTTTAAGACACTGACCATCCTTGCTGTACTTG